TGGACTTGGAATTTAGAAAGAAAAAATGGTGCTATATATTTCGACCCAGAACAAAAGATACCAGATTATGCAAAGTGTAAATGGTGCGACAAGAAATTTACTAACTAACCCCACAGAGAAACTATGACAAACAAACTTAAACAAGGAAACAATCTTAAAATAGTACACCCAGACTTTGAAGACAAAGAGTCTTTTGAAGAAGGGGTAGATAATATGTACAACCAACAAACAATGAGAGAATTATTCAAACATCAAAAAGAGGGGGTAGCCTTCCTCAAAGAAAAAAAGAAAGCAATCCTCGCTGACGAAATGGGGCTGGGAAAAACAACCCAGGCAATCGTAGCAGGAAAAGAAAGCACAAAAGGAAGTATTCTTGTAATCTGCCCAGCCAGTCTAAAAATAAACTGGAGCAGGGAGATAGACATCATGTACCCAGGAGAAAAGATACAAGTAATCCAATCAGGTAAAGAACAGACCATAGAAAAAGCTGACTGGATAATTGTGAACTACGACATGCTGAGAAAGTATCGCGACCAGATCCTCGGGATAGATTGGATCGACACCGCAATAGTCGACGAAGCACACTACATCAAAGGGAAGAAAACCTATCGAGCGGTAGATACCCTGGCAATAGTAAAGAGACTCGAGAATGTATACTTCCTCACAGGAACCCCCGTGATGAACAGACCTTCAGAGATATACAACCTTCTCGTAGGTATCGACCATATCCTGGGGCGGTACGGAAACAAAACATTGTTCTACACAAGATACTGTGACAGACAAATGAAAATCATCCTGAAGAAAGGAAGACCACCAATCAGATTCTATGACGACTCAGGATCAAGCAACCTGGAAGAGCTTCGAGAAATGACAAAGGATGTGATCCTTCGAAGAACCAAAGACGAGGAACTGGACCTGCCAGAGAAAATCATATCAGTACAAATATGTTCACTCGATAATGCTGGAAGAAAAAGATACGACAATGCATGGGAGGACTACCTTGAAAAAATAACCAACGTAATGAAAGTCGAAGACGAAAGCAAAAGGGCTGAAAAAATAGGAAACATTATGGATGCAAAACACCTGGTGGAACTGACAAAATTAAAACAAATATGTTCACAAGAAAAGGTGGAGCGAATGGTGTCAGATATTAAGAACTCAGTATCCCAAGGAGAGAAAGTGATTGTCTTCACTCAATATACCGATACAATCAAAATGATAACCGAAGGACTGAAGCAAACAAAAAAAGCTTCAGCATACGGTGATAAGGAAGAATCAGTAAAGTATGTGACACTCACAGGGAAAAGTAGCCAGGATGAGAGGCAAGAAGCGGTGGACAAATTCCAAAACGACCCAGAGACAAAAGTGTTCGTGGCAAACATAATCGCAGGGGGTGTAGGAATCACACTCACAGAAGCGAGAACAATAATGTTCGCAGACATGGAATGGTCACCAGCCCTACACAATCAAGCTGAAGACCGCGCACACCGCATCGGGCAAAAGAATACCGTAAACGTATACTACTACGTACTGGAAGGAACCATCGAAGAGGACATCGTCGAACTCCTCGATAAAAAGAAATCAATTATACAGACCATCATGGATGGAACCAGAGATGAAGAATATAAAAAATCAATGGCTTCAGAGTTCCTTGAGAAACTAAAGGAACGAATGGTGGGGAAAACTAAGTTAGGAAACAATGGCAACAAATGATAAAATAAAAAACATGAGTAAGATACAAACCACAACCAAAAAGCTCAACAAAAAATTAGAGGAAGAACTCGGGCTGAGTGAAATAACAAAGCTCGGACTATTCCCAGGAGCCAAGGACTTAAAAACAATCAGGTCGATAGTCCAAAAAGATATGGATGGTAAAAACTTACTCAAAGTAAAGATAAGCGGAAAAGGACAATCCACACGATACGCAATCAAGGCAAAAAACATCGTGAAATTCTTAGCCCTCTACGGTCCAGGGATGGAGTTCGGCTCATAGATTATTATTAAAAACACGAAAACATGACAGTAAAAATACTTACTCAAAAGGAAAAAGGAATGAATAGGCACTGGAAGAACTTCGTAGACAAAGACTACCTCGGCGCTCACAACCTCGAACCAGGCGAAGAGATGCTCCTGACAATCGAACGATTCGAAGGGGAGGAAGAAGTCGCAACAGGAGAAGGAAAGAAGGTAAAACAAGTACTATACTTCAAAGAAAACGTTCCAAAGATGATACTGAACGTAACAAACGCAAACATGATAGCAAGTTTCTATGGATCCCACCCAGACCAATGGGTAGGAAAGCAGATACAGCTACATAGCGCATCAGTGAAAGCCTTCGGGAAGACACAAGATGCCCTACGCATCAGAGACTTTGTACCAAAGAGAGAAGTCGACTCAAAAAAATACATCGCGAAGTTGGAATCGCTCACAGACCTTGAAGAACTCAAGAAATACTGGCAACGACTCCCACAATCAGTCCGTGATGTAAAAGAGATAGAGGATGTAAAAGACTTAATCAAAAACAAACTATCATGATCATATTAAAATCAGAGCAAGGAACCAAGGAATGGCTTGATGATCGGATGCAAAAAATCACAGGAACCAAGCTACCAAGTGTGATGGGTGACGACAAAGCCCAAGCAACCCTGATAGCAGAACTACTCGCAGAGGAAGCAACCGAGCAGGTAAAGACCATGAGGTCAACAGAAACAATGGAGAGAGGGAACGTAGAAGAAATATTCGCAGTCAAAGCATTTGAAAAACGAACAGGAAAACAAGTCGACAGGGTCGGACTATGTGTGAGCGAAGAGTGGGACTGGGTAGCACAATCACCAGACGGACTCATCCAAAACGAAAAAGGAATATACACCGAAGCCCTGGAGATAAAATGCCCAGACACAAAGAAAAGAATCCTCTACGAAATGCATAACAAGATTCCACTCTCAGAACTCGGACTCGAATCAAGCTTCCTGAAAGCAGAGATGATCGAGATACTGGAAAAAAACAACATAGACCACAACCCAAAGGCTGTGGTAAAAGACCTCCAGGAACTACTCCCCGAAGGACAAACAGGAAAGCCGAGCGCAGGCGCTCCCTTCCTCGGAATCCCCACAGAGTATAAGTGGCAAGCAGTCCACTACTTCATAGTAAACCCCGACCTCGAAACCCTACACTTCGGAGTCTACGATGCAAGAATCATCAACGAGGAAAAACAACTATACATAGTGTCGATAGAAAAGAAGAACGAAGTACTTCAAGAAGCCATAAGCGAAGCAAAAGAAAGACTCATAGAATTCAGAGCCAAGTGGCTACGATTCAGAGAGATAATATTACCAAGTAATTTTTAAAACATATGAAAGATATTATAAAGTTTGACCCAACGGTCGAAGAGTTAAAAAACATTGTAAAGAAAACAAGTAAAATCAACGCAACCGACCTCGAAGATAAAGAACAGCTGGAAATCGTACGATCAACAAGAATCGAACTGAAGACCGCCCGAGTAAAGATAGGGAAGCTCGGGAAGGAACTGAGAGAGGAAGCAAACGCGTACCTTAAAAATGTACTAACAAAAGAAAAGGAGCTGATTGGAATCATAGCTCCTGAAGAGGATCGACTCAAAGAAATCGAAACCCAAGCCGAAGAGATAAAAATCAAAAAAGCCCGAGCCGAGAAACTCCCAGCTCGAAAAGAAAGACTGTCAGAAATCGGTGACGGGATAGAAGAACCAGATGAAAACCTCCTGGATATGGATGCAGAATACTTCGAAGCCTACTACAACAAACGAGTAGCTGAAAAGAACCAGAAGGATAAAGAAGCCCTGGAAGCCAAAGAGCTTGAAATCACAGAAGCTCAAAACAAGAAGAAACAAGAAGAGCAAGCTGAGATAGATGCCAAGAAGGCAGAAATGGACGAGAGGCAAGCCGAGCTGGATAAGAAGGAGCGTGAACTGGAAGAGGAAAAGAAAGCCCGAGCGCGCGAAGAACAGGCACGTGAGGACGAGAGAAAGCGCCTGGCACAGGAAGCTAAGGACAAAGAAGAGGAAGAAGCAAAAGCAAAGCTACACTCTGAGGAAGTAGACAAGGCTGAAAAAGAGAAGCTCGAGAAACAAGAAGCATACCGAACCTGGAGAACAGACCTCGGCTGGACCGAAGAAACCAAAGGAGATTACAAGGAGCAAAACACAGGAGACAAAATCATCCTATGGAAAAAGCTCGGAGACTTTAGAATCAAATAGTATGTCAGTCTGCATAACACGAGAAGGAGATGGCTACGTTGCAACAGTCGAGGGGATAAAAATAACCTCACCCGAAAGGTCGACAGTTATAAGAACAGCACTCGATATTTATGGACTCAAAGACAAATCTAAATAACATAGAAAGTCTCACAATAAAAGTAATCCGACAGCACTGGGGAGGTAACGAAATCACAGGGAAAACACTTGCCCACACTATAGGACTCAAGCAAAGAGACTCAGGAAAAGAAGGAGCCGACATCCGCTCAATTATCAACTCAATCCGAAGAAAGGGAATACCAGTATGCGCAAACGGAAAAGGGTACTACTACCCAAGAAACCTCGAGGAGATTCACAAGTACAAAAAGTCACTCGAAGGACGACTCCGAAAAGCACGGGAAGCCCTCGAAGGAATAGAGCTATCACTCGGAACGTGGGAACGAAACCCTTCACTCCAAGGCATAGACGAGCAAAATATTTTAGAGATTTAGAACCAGAGGTACAAGCAGACATCTTGTTCTCGAAATGGATCCGTGCAAGGGACGGGAGATGTGTGAGATGTAAAGGAAAAGAAGACCTTCAATGCTCACACTACTGGAAGCGGAGCGAATGGATAGCACGATACGATCCTGAAAACTGTATAACCCTGTGCATAGAATGCCACTACAAAGGAGAGATGTCCTGGGAGCATGATAAACATGGAGCCTACAGAGACTATATGAGAAGGAGGCTCGGGGTGGCAAAGTTTGAATCACTCCGAACCAGGGTAATGAAAGCAAGAAAAGAAGAGGTCGAGAAAGAGGTAATCATTAAAAAAGCAATCAATCAATATTCATGAGATGGGAAAACTTAAAAGACTATAACTGCCCAACCTGCAGAAGCCCTCTTCAAGGGGATAAAGAGTTACATTTTTGTAAAGAGTGCAACTTCTCAATAAGAGAAAAAGTACTAAGCAGGATAACAAAAGGTAGTGATAGTTACAGGGAGCCGAATAGAAGTGATTGGGAATGGTGACATGAGAAAAATGCCAATGAGTCTCCGAAGAGAAATGGAAGCCGACCCGTACTACGATAGATGTTGTGTGACAGGTCAGCACAAAAAAGAAACCAAGATAGACTGGCATCACAATCTTATATTTGCAGGAAGGCAAGTGAATGAGAAGTGGTGCATCCTCCCCTTGGCTCGAGAGGTGCATGACAGGGTACACGAAAAAGAACTGAAGGACTACGTGGACTGGCTCATGCTAAACAGAGCAACCGAAGCAGAGATTATTACATACAGCAAGGCTGTCGACCTTGCATGGAGAAAAGAGCAACTCGATAAAAAATATGCACACAAAAAAAATATCCCTGTTCTATAGCATAACAGGACGAGAGGTAATTCCTCCAAAGATAACAGCCCTCGAGAAGAAAGAGAAGTGGATGGCAGTGGTCCAGGACAGCGTACAGTCCGCAGGGAAACCAAAGATAGTAAAAGTGACGTACGAGATATTCAATCCCGAAGTACTATCACAGCAGAAATTCTTCAATGGACCAGTAGTAGAATACTTCGCGATACAAGATCGTGATCAGTATGAAGGGCGGGTAACAAAAGAAGACAAAGACATGTACCGAGAAACAATCCTCGATGAGATCCTGGGATACAACATAGCTATCAAAGGAGGAACCATACGGAGAAGAGGTAGCTCATCAGACTTCCGAGACGTTCAGGAGTGGAGTGACTTCCTCAACACAGCGAAGGAAACAGTCTTCGAACCAAACGGGTACGAATTCCCTGACAGTGAAGAGTATGAAAAACTAAAGGGAGCCTACGGGGAAAGCAAATCAAAAGACATTGCCATCGAGCTTCTCCAAAAAAGAATGAGAGGAAAAACTGGGGAAAACTAACATGGGATAGAAAGGCAACAAGTGGTATACTTTATTCATAACAGGATATTATATTATGCAACACACAATCATTAAAGAGTTACTCAAAAGACCCATAGCCTACCAAGCTGTCATAGCAAAAACATTCGGGAGCGTAAAGCTCGCCCTGATGTGGAGTCAGCTATACTACTGGAGCGACAAGACCAAAGACAGGGAAGGATGGATATACAAAACCCAGGTAGAGATGTTCGATGAGACAGGACTATCCAGGAAAGAACAGGACACCGCACGAAAGCTCGCAGAGAAGCTCGGGGTCCTGGAAGAGAAGCTCGCAGGATCCCCACCAAAGATTCACTACAGGATAGACTTTGAAAGAACAATAGAACTGGTAGGTGAATACTTATCAAAAAACAAAACCAAGATAGTGGTAACTGAAAAAGCAATCACCCCAGGAAAGCAAGCTGTACAATTCTTTGACTGGACTGAGGGATCAAGAAACGAACTGCAAACTGAAATATTTGAATACTACTTAGAGAAGACAGGTGCAGATCCAAACAAACTCGGGACAGAGTTTAAAAAGTTTATCCTCTACTGGACGGAACCAAACTCGACAGGGACAAAGGTCAGATGGCAGATACAGAAAACCTTTGATGTCAAAAGAAGATTACTCACATGGCTCGGCAACGCTAAAATGGAAACCACACAAGGAAATCGAGCAGGTAGCGGAACAACAATATGATAGAGCTAAAGAAATACCCTATCATGATGAAGACAGGACTGATACATTGGGTCGCAAAGGAAGTCCATGACAAAGCCCAGGACATACTGGCAAATCAATCAGGTCACCAATTCATAAAAATCAAAGAGCTGGACATAACAATAAACACCGCAAACATAGAAGGGGTATACAACGACCAACAGTTCGAAGAGTACAAAATGATAAAGCAGGGCATGTGGCAATGTGAATATAAAGAGTGGCACACCAAAGGTAAACGAACATGCTACTGTAAAGAAGAATCCCTAAAGAAAATGAGACAAGCAATGAGGAGCGAAGAGATGGAAACAAGTCCATTGACCCACGAAGAACAGGAGCGAGCCTCCGAGCTGATGAAAGAGAATAAAGAAATACTAATACTCAGAGGGGTGTTCAATGGAGAAGTCAGAAAAGAAACACGTGATAGATTCATACAACAAAACCCAAACGAAACCATTAATCCTAAAGCAACAATTATATGATACAAAAACTAATGAACCTCAAATCAAAGAAACTGTTCTACGAACTCCTTGAGCGAAACATATCAAATAGTCTCATCCAGCTTGGCTTCCACATGTACGGAACCCTCGAAGAGTTACAAACATACTACGGATGGGAGGAACCATTCACAGAACCAGAAAGAGTGAAACTCGTAGAAGATACATTCAAAAGACTTGAAGCAGAAAAAATACAATTAGACTTTTACAAAAATAATCAAAATCAATTCAATGAAATCAGAAAACGACTTGAAGAAGGAAGCCTTGGACAATTTATCAGCGAATTTAATTCACAGCCTATACGAAGCGCAAATAGCAGTGAAGATGCTGGAGAAGATGGATCCAGAGGAAGTGGTAACGACCAGGGAGGAGATGGAATACACGACAATGCAAATGAAGAAGGTCAAAGTGTTAGCAGGGGAGTCGATGGCATTGTGGAAAGCAACCCTGCAGGACAGGATACTCCGATGGGGAATAGCGATGGACCTAAGGAAGACACACGAGGAGAACATGAAGGGGGCGGACCCCGAAGCATAACCCCAAACTGGTAATGAAAAAGCTTACATGGAAAACTGAAAAACGAAAAGTCCAGGACCTTGTCCCAGCAGACTACAACCCTCGAAAGATTAGTGAACAAGAAAGAAGAGACCTCGAAGAATCAATCGAAGAGTTCGGTCAAGTCACACCGATCGTAGTCAACATAGGAAAAAGGAAGGACACTCTAATAGGGGGACACCAAAGAACATCACTATATGCAGACCTCGGATACGAGACAGTAGATGTGATGGTTCCTTCCAGGGAGTTAACTGAGGACGAAGAGAGAAGGCTCAACCTCCGACTGAACAAAAACACAGGAACCTGGGACCACGACAAACTAAAGGAAATGGACCTGACACTCCTCCTGGAGGTGGGATTCGGAGATGAAGACCTTCAGATGTTCTTTGATGATGTGGAGATGTTCGAAGATAGCTTCGACCGAGGTGAATCAGTAAAGGAAATCAAAACACCTCATACAATGCCAGGAGATGTGTACTAAATGGGAGACCACCGAATCATGTGTGGAGACCCACTCAATGCAGAAGACATGGATACTCTCATGCAAGAAGACCTGGCGGACATGGTCTACTGTGACCCACCAAACAGTATCAGTCATGACTACAGTCGAGGCTTGAAAGGGGAAGGAAACTACAACGGGGTAAAAGATAAGAGTAAGAAGATAGCAGAGTATGCAAAGTTTATAGACCTGAGTATCCAGCAAGCCCTGGGGTACTCAAAACCAAACACTCACATATTCTACTGGACAGACGAAAAGTACATCTGGCTTATCCAGGAGATATACCATGCAAACAAAACAGAGAGTGAAAGGGTATGTCTATGGATAAAAACAGACCAGACACTAAAACCAAGCCTGGCATTCAATAAGATATACGAGCCATGTGTGTATGGGACCAGAGGTAAACCATTCCTGAACACAAACATAAAGAGCCTAAACGAGATACTGAACGCTGAGATAGGGGAAGGAAATCAGGTCACCGACCAGATACAAGACATGCTGACAATCTGGCTCGACAAAAAGAACTACGACACCGACATGCACACTCCAAACCAAAAGCCAGTAACCCTGGCGGAGAAGCCACTCAAGAGATGTACAGCCCCAGGGCATATCATCCTTGACTTATTCGGAGGAGCTGGAAACACAATCATCGCTTCACAGCAACTAAAAAGAAAGGCAAGGGTAATGGAGTCGGACCCCGTACTCGTAGACATAGCAGTCCAGCGTTGGGAAAACTTTAGTAATCAAAAAGCAAAAAAGATATGAGAGAATACCCAATAGAGTACATAGTATGGGACTTAGAAACAACAGGACTGAGTCACAAGAATTCAAACATCCTGGAGATAGGAATGTCACACGTGCATGGAGGAGAAGTCCTAAGCAGTAAGTCTTGGCTACTAAAAACAAGAGGAAACATCCTACCGATCATAACCGACATAACAGGAATCACAACAGAGGAGAAGAACGCTGAAGGGCAGGACCAAGAGAAAGCCCTGGAAGAGTTCCTCGGACACATATCAAACTCCCACGCAAATGTAACACATAATGGATTCAAGTTTGACATACCATTCCTTATAGGGGAGGTAGATAAGTTTGGACTATATAGTAAAGGGGACCTCGCAAGACTTGAAGATAAACTTTTTACTACAGGACTTGATACTGCCGTCATGGTAAAAGCAGATAAGCTTGGAATGAAACAGAAGTACAATGAAACTTTCCGAACCTTCGCAGGGAGAGTAAACGAAATAATAAGAAAGGGAGTGAAGTACAACCTGAAGCTATCCTGTGAAGAAAGGGGAATAGAAATGGGAACAGCTCACCGCGCACTCGGAGATGTGGAGTCGACATTAAAACTATATAAATCACTAACATCATGAACATAAAACAAGGAGACATATTCAAACTCGGACCACACACCTTAGGATGTGGCTCAAGCATGGACTCAGAGTTCGTGGACAAAGTGATGGAAGTACACAAAGAGAAGGTTCGCGTGATACTCACGGACCCACCATACGGTGTGGCATACGTAGAAGGAAAGAAAGACTTCGCCAAGCTCGGGAAAGAGAACGTCAAGAAGATTCAAAACGACCACATCCAAACAGACGAGGAATATAAAATATTCACAAGTAAGTGGCTGGATCCAATCAAGAAGCACCTGACCCCATACAATGCCTACTACATATTCAACAGCGACATAATGTTCCCATCACTCCGAGAAGGACTATCAATGTCAGGATTCTACTACAGCCAAATGCTCGTGTGGGTAAAGAACACCGTAGTAGTAGGAAGAAAAGACTTCCTTCCGATGCACGAGGTCATAGCATACGGGTGGCACGGTAAGCATAAAATGGAGCAGAGCAAGGCAAAGAGCGTTATAAACCACCCCAAGCCAGCAAAGGCAAAGCTACACCCAACCATGAAGCCAATAGGACTCCTCCGAAAGCTCATACCAAACAGCGCAAAAGTAAACGAAACGATATACGATCCATTCGGAGGGTCAGGCTCAACACTCATCGCATGCGAACACCTGAAGAGGAATTGTGTAATGATTGAACTGGATCATGAATACATCGCAACTATCATAGAACGGTGGGAAATACTTACAGGAGCTAAAGCAAAAAAGATATGACCGAACAAATAAGAAAAAAATGGCAGAACCTGGTATACAGAAACTGCCCATGTTGCAACAAAGCATTAAAGAGGGTTCCAGAAGCAACGTACGTCCAAGCCTGCCCAGAATGTGACTTCGCAATCTCGGACAAGAAGTACTACCAGATACTCAACGACAAAGAACACCTTATTCATACCTTCATGTCGGACAACGAAAGGGATTCATTAAAAGAAAGGTTAAGCGAACAATAATATGCACGAATCAGAAACAACCAAAAACGAGAACGGGGGAACAGATGTAACAATCAAACTGGGGAAGGTGGCTGAGAAGGAACCAAAGGAGATACAAGATGCCCTGACAAAGATAATCAAAGGGATAGCGAATAGAGAAGTGACAGCGACCCTGATACATAAGACAACAGGGAGTCACAGCTCAATCAAGATCGGAATGTCAAACGTCCGAGCCTGGGCAATAGCAGGAGCAGACTCGCTGATAGAGAAGGTCGGAGGAGGAAGAGGAGACTTCTTCATAGTCGAACACGAGGAAGGAATTGTTAGAGTAAGCACACTACGATAATGAGAAAACTCATAGAGGGAGTGAAGAGATGGACTCACGACAAACTACACTGGGGGTATCCCATAGAATGGAGAGTCTTAGAAAAAGGAAAATCAGAATCCTCAACCTGTAAGTTTTGTGAAGGTAGATTATTAAAAGATAGCACTGGAGCTTGGTTCCATATAAAAAATCATGACAATATTAGATAAGATAAAAGGAAAAGAGCCACAACCAAATAGAAAGGATCGAAGGAAATCAGCTGGGATATTCCCACGAATAGGAAACCTTATAAAAAGGAAGGTTCAAATTGAGGATCGGATAAAAAGAAGAAAGGCAACCTTTGCCCGGGAGCGAAACAAAGCCGGGAACACAATCACAATGAGACTCCTCCGAGACATAGAGAGACAGACGATCGCTCGGAGAGAAGGAGTCAACTGGAAAAGGGTAGTACTAACAAACAAAGTAAACCCAGGAGCCACTGAGTTTGTAATAAAGAAAACAGCATGTCGAGCTTAGAGGCATACGGTCACGAGATAGAAACAAAACAAGCTGGACCAAACACTTACAAGGAATGCCGTCACTGCAAAGCAACCAGTATGGGTAAGCAAAACACTTTGTGTCCTGAAGCCAGAATGGTAAGCGTAGAAGTGATGAGGCTTGAGGTTCGCCAGGCAGTGGAGAGACTCGGAGAAGGGAAGTCGGGAAGCAAGATAATGAAGAAGGTCAACCGCCTATACAAAAGGGGAATCAAAAAGACCATCGACCAGGAGGTAGAGATAAGACTCGAAGCCTTCAATAGGATGGTAAAGCCCAAGCCAACCTGGATACCCGGGAAAGCCTGGGAATGGATCAAAGGAATAGTACTGAAGGAATCAATAGAAGTTTAATCAATTAAAATAAATAACATTATGTCACCAGACGAAACACCAAACACAACGCAGGATAACGGTCAACACTTTGGATTCTCAAAAGCGCTGAGAATACTAAAGCAAAGAGGAAAGGTAGCACGTAGACAATTCAGAGATACTTGTCACATAGAGGCTCAATACCCCGATGTGGATAGCAAGATGACGAAACCCTACCTTATAATGATTAAGGGAGCTGATACATTCCCAGTAGATTTGTCATGTGAAAGCATCTTCGCACATGACTGGTACTTTGTAGGACCAGCCGAAGTAGAAGAGACAGAGGATAAACTATCAAATCCAGAAATGGAGGAGAGCCAAGACACCCAAAATTCCAACGGGGAAGAAGGTACAAGGAACGTCACTGGACCTTCAACCGTAACAGACCAAGTTACTCCAGAGCCAACAAAGAGAGACCATGAAGGAAGACCAATGGCACACAAGCCTTCGTAGGTAGGCAAGCAGGGGAGAACATCCCCTGAAGCCTGCCCATCAGGGTGGAGCAGTACGTACTGAATTTATAGGTGAAGTCTAAAAGCGGTCACCTAACCCGGGGAGTGTAATCTCCGGGACAATCGCAAGTAGCTTACCAAGGAAAGCACGGAGCTTATACCTCCGAGAGAGTACGTGCAAGTCGTACCTTGCGAACATTAAAACTATGCTACAATAAATATATGAAAGACAAGAAGGATAACTTGGGTCACACGACACCAAGCCCTGGGTCTGACTCAAGCAAGAAGCCCAGAAAGAGAAAAAAGAATAGAACTAAAGCGCAATGGATAGAAAGAGCGCAATTTTTTGGTATTCTGAACCCAGAAAAGATGACCGTAAAGGAAATGCATCAAGAATTAAAAAGATTGAAAGACGAAGGATTGATAGAGGACGGGAGAAAACAGAACGGAGGTACAAAAACTCCAACTGCTGAAACCCCTGCAGGTAAGAAAGCACATGACCTATACGAAGAACACTCAGAAGGACTGGTGGATGTGGTAACTTTCAACAAAGAAACAAACAAAAAGGAAAACAAAAGACTGACCAGGATAGAAGCACTCCTCGAAAAGCTCCACGCCTCAGGAATGAAAGGAGACGTCCGAGCAATCGTAGCCTACCTGGACCGAGTATCAGGGAAGCCACGCCAGACCCTGGAGACTGGAACCATTAAGAAAGACGAGCAGAAGGTACCAACACCACAAGAAAAGAAAGCAGTCGAAGCCTACATAAAAGCAATGGAATCATGATGGAAGATATAAAAGAGGAGGCGATCAAGAACTCCACGTACGTATGGATCCAGGAGAAACAGATCAAGAATGAGAACGGTAAGGTCATAAAGATAGGACCAGATAGCCCTCACTACTTCCTGAAGGACCTGTATACAGACGAGGCAGATGAGATAGCAGTAGTGAAGCCCTCCCAGGCTGGAGTGTCAACCTGGGCAATCCTGACTGAGCTACACGATGCGCGGTACTGGGGAATCAACCAGATACATACCCTCCCTGCAAACAAAGACGTCCAGCAATTCGTGCCATCAAAGATAAATGAAATCATAAAGCACAACCCCGACATACGAACAGGAATGGATAAGAAGAACGTGGATGCCGTATCACAAAAGCAATTTGGTAAAGCCTTCCTCTACATCAAGGGAACCAAAGGAGACTCAGATACCCTCATGCTATCCTCAGACCGCAACTGGTATGACGAGCTGGATGCCTCAGACCAAAGCAAGATTGGAGCGTACGAGTCCCGAATGGAGGGAGAGTCCTCACTCAGACAAAAGCGATACATCTCAACACCAACACTTCCAGGATACGGGATAAGCCTGAAGTTCGAAGAGAGCGACCAGAAGCATTGGAGATTAAACTGTGGACACTGCAACCACGAGCAACACATGACCTTCCCCGATAACATAGACATGAAGAAGGAAGAATATATTTGTAGCAAGTGTGGGAAGCCTCTGAAGAAAGAAGACATCCGAGGTGGGAAGTGGAAGGCAAAATACCCAGACCGAAAGGTAAGTGGATACCAGATAACCCAAATGATATGCCCCTGGATAAAACCAAGCGACATAGTCCAGACGTACAGAGATGCCGAGCTGGGGAAGAACGAGATGACAATGGAGTACTTCTACAACCACAAGCTGGGGCTACCATACGTGGAAGCAAGCTCACAGATTCCAAAGAGCCTCATCCTGCAGAATTGCCGTCAGAGAGACCACCTGGAAACAGATAGCATTATGGGTATGGATGTACAGTTAAACGAACTGTACGCCATCCTGGGGAGTAAGGAGGGGATATACGGGATACTCAGACTCAGAGACAGCGAAGAGTTTATACAGAGCGGAGGAACAACAGGAAAAAGCAAGTGGGATAGATGGGCGGAAGTCATGGAAGCCTACAACGTACGGTACTGTATTATCGATGGGGGATTCACACCCAATGAGGTAATAGAGAACGCCGAGAAGTTCCCAGGAAGAGTGTGGGTAAACTGGTACAAAGACGACCCAAGTAAAGACAAAATCATCCGATGGGCAGAGGGAGACTTCACAAAGAAAGGATCAAGGGCAATCGATGAGTACAAAGTACTAACCGAAAGAGACCGAGCGCTGGACCTCCTACTCGCACAGCTGAAACATGGAGCGCACACATTCTTCTACTCACCTGAAGACCAGGGAATCAAAATGCTCATCAAGCACATAGAAACAACCTACGCCAGAATGGTAACAGACCGAAAGGGAAACATATCAAGGGAATGGGTATCAACAGGGAAGGACGACCTACTCCATGCAATGGTATACTTTATGATAGGACGAGAAAGGATGTTGTTAACCGAATCTTAGTATTGCAATTACAAAAATAATGTTACAATAAAACTACAATGGCAAAAGAGAAAACACAAACACTCTCACCTGATGCTGAAGACCTCGACCTGGGGACAGAACAAACTGAAAAGGATCGACAAGATAGCTTAGTCACATTGTGGACCAAGCGTTTTGCTCGTGCCGAGAGGTATAGAAAACCAATAGATAATAAGAACATGAGGATGTACAAACTGTACAAGGCTTACCGAACAGCCCAGAACTACGCTTACGGTACCAACCTTATGCCACCCATTGGCTTTGAAATTATCGAGACAGTAAAGCCAAGACTATCCTCAGCAAACATCAAGGTAAACATCCTACCAACCAAGAAAGAGGACATTAACAACCAAGCAATAAACTCATGGGAAGACCTCGTGGAATACAACCTACAGGAAGCAGGATTCAAAGACCTGAAGATTGATTGGATCCATGCAATGCTTCTATACGCAAACGGAACCATTCAATTCATGTGGAACGGAAGAGGAGTAGACCTCGAAGTTGTGGATAACTGGCTCCTATACGTAGACCCACAAGCAGGGAAGAGGATGAAAAACTCACGCTGGGAAATCAAACAAAGCTTCAAAACAAAAGCAGTCCTGGAAAAGAATGAGAAGGAGCGGATCAAGAATGAAGAAGAACCCCTCTACTCAACCACCAAAGGAAAAGACAAGGAAGGAAACGTGATAAGCGAACCTCTCATAAAATCAAAGGTATGGAAGGACATAGAAGACGAACAGTCACGCTCTGACGACCCCAGACGTGACCGCCAGAGACTCAATACCCTCAAGATGGGACAAATAGACGATGGCACAAAGAAAGGGTCTGCTACAGGAGAACCAGACACAGGAGGGGAAGACAAAGATGAGGGAGATAGAAACATAGAGATACTGGAATGCTTCGACCATGTCACAGGAAAGCTTCAGGTAATCTTCAACAGAAAGGTAGTAGCGAGAGACGAAGAGAATCCGTACATTAACATAAACAAAGGGCGAACATTTATCGACCTCCCTGACATATCCGTACCGTGGGAATACTACGCAATCGGACACCTGGAACCTGTAGAGACAACCATCCATGAGATAGCTGACTCACGAAACCAAGCCATGGATGACATCGTATTCTCCCTGGATCCAATCCGAAAGCTAAAGAAAGGGAAGGGATACAAAAAGGAAGACTTCAAACATAGCCCAGGAGCGATATGGGAACTCGATAAAGCAGACGACATAGTCTTCGAGAAGCTCCCAGAAACATCACGAGCATGGGTAGAGAAAGACAATATGCTTCGAAGGGAAGTACAAACCTCACTTGCCCTGTCAGAGTATACTCAAGGGTCACCAAAAAGCTCACAGGAGCCAGCCTCAAAGGTAGAGATACTCCTCGCTCAATCAAACATCCGATTCAGTATCCTGGTGAGGCAAATGGAAATCTCAATGACCGAGCTGACCAACGCAATCATCCAGATGAACCAGGAGTGGCTCGATGAAGAAATGTCAATGAGAATCCTCGGAAATAACTTCAGGTTCTCAGAGTTCAAAGCAAGCGACAAAGAAGTAATCGTGGACGCTCAAGTAGACATCGAACCAGATAAAGAGAAGTCAATCGAACAGCAAACAGAGGAGGTCATGAAGATGTATGAAATGTTTGTAATCGAAGACAAACCTGAAGGAGGAAGCGAAGAAGAGATAATGCAGTGGAAAAATAAAAAGAACACACTGCAACGCTTGATCGTTGACAAACTTGGATACGAGGAATATGCAGATATCCTCGCTCCAAAGGAAGTAGCAAAACCAAAGGAAGAAAAGGTGGCTGAAGCTCCCCCTGGGAACGTACAAGCCAGACCGCCAGAGAGTCTGGCTATACCGCAACCAATAGCAATGTTGGAGCCAGAGGTCGAAACAGGAGAGCCACAAGGGTTACTCCAAAGCCTCCTTGGTGGAGGAAATTAATCGATAAAAATAAAAAACATTATGCAACAATTAAAAAATAAAATAAGGCTTGTGACATTTATTCCGCTGACAGTACATAATGGGGATGCAGATGCCTCACTTGAAGGGGATGCAATCGACACAAAGAACGGTGAAAGCCAAACCTTTGACTCAGCGCTTGTCACAGCCGTGATAGGAGAAGTCGGAGCAGACGTGGATGTTGCAACCGTAACAATCCAGGAAGATGATGCATCAGACTTCAGCTCACCAACAACAGCTCAAGGAGGAGAAGCTGTAGATGTAGTAGCAGGAGACCTGACCCAAAGCTTCCAAATCCTACGAAGCAAAAGATACCTTCGAGCGTTACTCACAATCGAAGAAAGCGGAGCAGGAGATGACGTAGAAATCGCAGTAACAGGAGTATTGGCAAACTGGTCAAAACCATTCCCAATAATCTCATAGGTCGCAATTACAAATAACTAACTAACCAATCACTATGGATCAAGAAGAAATCATAGAAGGACAAGAAGTAGAAGCTGTAGAACAATCAGTCATGGATGAAGTGAACGCACTCGTAGCATCAGCTATGGAAGGAGTCACAGAAGACATGACAAAGGACGAAGCAATCGATGTACTTATCCAAGCACTCGAAGCCTCAAAGGGAGGAGAAGAAGGTCAACCCTCATCAGTACTCGGAGGACTCGGGGACACAGGAGGATTTGAATTACCAGAAGACGAAAACTAAACATGACAGAAGCAGACCGAGAAAAAGCCATACAAGAAGGACTCGCTATCCAGGAACTGCAAAGACAGTTAGGATGGAAGATACTCCTTGACCACATCCAAACGGAAGTGGATAGAGCCATGCTCGAAATGCGTAACATGGAACTGCAAGGCAAAAGCCTTCAGGATATAGGGGTCGAATATGTAAGCCAGGTAAAACTCATCGAGGGGCTTGATAAAGTCAAAGCGATCGTGCGAGACATCGAGAACCGAAGAGAGTCAGCAACATTATGAAAAACTTCATAGACAAACTCATGGCACTCAAAGGGAATGTCCAAAGCGGAGTAAAGAAGGCAGGAAACAATATTGCGGACCTCGCAAAGGGAACCCTGGAGAACATGAGCGACGTAAAAGGACGAAGGGAACTGATGGACGAAACTGCGAGGGAACGAAATAGACAGCTCACAGAAGACGAAGGAGAAACCATGAAGGACTACCAGTCACGAATGGGAGAGGATGATGAACTATTCCAAACAGGATACATCAGCATGCTCAAGAAACTATTAGGAGAATTAAAATAATCATATAACTATTATGCCAAAAACCAACGACAATCCAGATCTCGACTTCGAAGCACTTCTCTCAGAGGAGGAGGAAGTAGAAGATACTGAGACCGAAGGTGAAGAGGAAGAGGAAGAATCTTCTGAAACTGATCCCGAGGAAGTAGAAGAGGAGGAGGAAGATGAAGAAGAGGGGGATATAGATGACAAATTCAAAGGCAAGACAGCCAAAGAAGTAGTCGACATGTACCGAAACCTCGAATCAAGCGTAGACAAAAGAGCCGTTAAAAAAGCTCAAGAACTACTTGCAAAGAGCGGACTGAAGCTAACTGATATGCCAAAGAAGGAAGAAGAGGAAGAGGATGACTTCGACCTGACTGATGAGCAAATCAAAAAGATGACCCCTCGAGAATTTGCAAAGTGGGCTGATGGTAGAATTGCAAAGAAAGCAACAAAGATAGCATCAGACCAAATAGCACGGTCAAATGAAGTACGAAGAAACGTCAGCAAAGAGATTGCTCAAACATTGATAAAGCACCCTCACCTGAAAACAAACAAAGAATACAGAGCAATCGTTCTCGACAGCATAGAAGCTTCAAAGTCGAGAGGAAAGAACCTCTCACTTAAAGAAGCCTGCGCACAAGTGGACAAAGCAATGAGTATTAAAGTGGAAGAAAAGAAAGAGGTGAAGAAGAAACCAAGAACAGCCATGGAAAAGAATGAAGGAATAGACCCGAAACCTGAGAAAGATAAAGACGACGTGGTTCAAGGAATCATGGATGCAGGTGGAAAAGGTGGACAAAAACTTGGAGGACTTGGATTCTAAGTGTTACAATAAAATATAAGGGTGGAAGCAAAACCTACCCGTGACCCCAAAGGACCCGCACTCGGATAATCCCAAAGGATAATCCAAAACGGAAATGCAACCAAAAGTGAATGACCCAAAGTCAAGGTCGCCTCACTATTACAAATTAACCAAAGTAAAACACTATGGCAACAAGAGACACATCAAGTGTAGCAGGACGAAAGTATGACGTTGCAGATGTGGTATCCCTACTCCAAGTAGACCGATACCCAATGCTCGCTATCCTGACAAACGCTGGAAAGGATCCAGTAACAAAGAAGGGACAAGCAATGAAGAAGAAGTCAACAATCGACCCAGAGTTCAAATGGTTCGAAGACGAGTTCGGTTCACGAACTGGTGCGACAACTACAGGACAAACAGGGAAGAATATTGCATCAGCACCATCAGTGGTGCTTGCATCAGGAGAAGGTGCGCGATTTTCAGTCGGTGACGTGATTATGATATTCCACGCTTCAGGACCATTCAGGTTTATTGTCACAGCAATTTCAACAGATACGCTTACGCTATCAAACGAGATTGGTGGACAAACTGGAACAGAAGACCTATCATCACTAACCGTTTGGATCATCGGAAATGCAAACCAAGAAGGTGCGGGTCTACGAGAGATCAAGGGAACTACATCAGTAGAAAAAGTAGGGTACTGTCAAATCTTCCGAACACCGTTTGGAGTTACTGAAACATCAGCTAACACACAAACGTTCATCAAGGAGAATGACTTTGCACTACAGCGAAGAAAGAAAGGAATCGAACACATGATTGATATCGAGCGAGCTTTCCTATTTGGAAAGAAGAGCAAAGATACAACAGGTTCTCACCCAAAGCGAACAACAATGGGAGTACTTTCAGAAATCTCAACATACGCAACAGCGAACGTTGATACAGAAGCTGAATTCGAGACATTCTTGGAATCAGCTTTCGCCTACGGTAACACCGAAAAGTACGCTTACTGTTCAGCCTCATTCATTTCACAAGTAAATCAATGGGCAAAGAACAAAGTAACAATCGTACAGAGCGAGCAAACATACGGTATAACAATCGTAAAATACATCTCAGCTCACGGTACGCTTAACCTCATCAAGCACGAACTATTGTCAGGTGCAAAGTATGGTAACTACTGTGTCGTTCTCGACATGGAGACACTATCATACCGATACCTCAATACTCGTGACACTAAGCTTCTGACAAACCGTCAGCAACCTGGTGTCGATGAAGTAATTGACGAATACCTATCAGAGGTAGGACTTCAATTCGAGCAAGAAAAGCGACACGCAATCGCATCAAAGGGAGCATTGTAACCCTTCGATTGTACTTGGCTCCACTCGTCTGATTGATGGAGCCAAGGCAATCAGGATGGAATCGAAGGGCATCCTATTAACCAATAACCAAACACATAATCATGGGAACAGAAAACAAAACAGAACGATACGTTTCAAAATATAGCCAGCTAAGAATCGTACTAAAACCCTCATACACTTCAGAACTAAATGGAAGAGTACTAAGTCACAAAGGGGAAGACGTGCAATTCGAGGGAGGCTTCTATGAGACAGATAACGCAAGCATTATCGAACAGCTCGAGCAACGACCAGAGTTCGGTTCAATCTTCATCAAGGTACCAAGTGATACTAAAGATGCAGTAGAACATCGAAACGACATGCTTAAAGACCTTGAGGATCGACAAAAGGATATCGAAGCACGAGAGAAAGCCTTAGCTGAAAAAGAAGCAAAGCTAAGCAATCAGGAAACAGGGAAGGTAGATGAGCTTGAAGACCTTAAACGCACAGCCTTGAATGAAATCGCAGAAGGTCTTGGAATAGACAAAGATGTCTACAGGCCTGGACAATCAAACGATAAGGTAATCAAAGCGATCAAGGAAGCTCAATCGGTCCCTGGAGAAGGTTCCGAGGGGGCATATTAACCCGAACAGTCGAACTCGGGAATTATAAATAAGCTACATTCACAATGAAAACAACCAAAACAACAAAAGAGAAAGCCCTGGACTTCGCAAACCAATCAAAGGTAGAGCGAAAGAAAGGCTACTCAAAGCTTCCATACGATGTACAAATGGAAGTACGTTCAATCATTGAAGCGCGAAGAGGAGTGATGCATGTAAACGGGAAGCTCAAGTTCACGGACAAAGAGCTGGCTCGTCAAATTGCACACCTTGGAGCAAAGCGAGATAGATTCATTGCAGGGGTTCCAATCCTCGACAAGAAGATATCAGACCTTGAAACTGAATTAGCACAACGTAACGAAGCATAACTATGGCAGATGTAATATACAACGCATTCAAAATGAACATCATGAATGGAGGTATCGACCTTGATACTGACACCATGAATGTACTGCTCGTAACGTCGAGCTACACACCAGACCAGGACACTCACGTGGACCGAGCTGATGTGACCAATGAGGTAACAGGAACAGGGTACACCGCAGGAGGAGCCGAAATTGCCAACGGTGCTGTGACTCAGGATAACACTGACAACGAGGGAGTATACGATGGGGATGACGTAACATGGTCATCATCAACCATAACCGCCCGAGGAGCAGTGATATACAAGTCAACAGGAGTATCGGCAAACGACTTGCTCGTTGCATACTTGGACTTCGGAAGCGACAAAAGCTCAAGCGCCGGAAACTTCACCATTCAATGGAATGCTGAAGGGATCGTAAACTTGGGATAAACATTTTGTTTCCACTCTGTCCCTTACGGGGGATGGGGATGGGAATACAATCACTATGGCATACTTTGGAACACAATCAGCAGACCTCGAGAAAGACTCTACACAGAGCTTTTCTATAACTGATGCCTCTCAGACAGGGCTTGGCATAACAGGAGACCTCACTTTTGAAGCTTGGATAAAACAAGAGTCTTTAGCCTCGGCAGGTAACAACAGGGTGGTTTTTGCAAAAAAGACAACAGGTGGTGTGGACGATGGGTATCAATTGATGATTTCATCAAGTAACGATAAAATGATTTTTACTATTGGAGATGACTCATCTAATAGCTCAAGTTTTGAATGTGATACAGCTTTTGTTTCAGGTGACGTTGGTAAATGGATTCATATAGCTGCAGTTCTTGATGTTTCTACTCCAAGTGTTGTTTTTTATATAAATGGAGTAGCACAATCAACAACAACTAATAGTTCAGCTGCCACAGCTATTGGTTCAAACACCGAAGCTTTTGGAATAGGTGCAAAGCCAGGTGGTAGCACCTCAAACCTTTTTGACGGGCGAATAGCAAATGTAAGAATATGGGATGTTATACGAACACAATCAGAAATCCAAGACAACGCATGTCTCGCACTTGGAGCTACAACAAATCTGCAAGGAGAGTGGGCTTTCAATAATGCTCTCACAGACAACTCAGGAAACGGAAACACACTCACAAATAACAACACGGCAACCTTTGTGACAGATGCCCCTACTTTTTGTCTTATAGATAGTGATTACAGCGATGCAACAAAAAGCCTTGACCTGGAGGAGGGTAGCTCACAATATGCTTCTATCGCTGATGCAAGTCAAACAGGACTTGCCATAGCAGGGGATATTACAATAGAGGGTTGGTTCAAGCTTGAAAGTCCTGGAATTGGGCAAAGACTTGTTGGAAAAACAAAAACAAATCAGTATGGTTATTCGTTTTACCTAAACTCATCAAATAAACTTCAGTTTTATTATAAAGATTCCAGTGCTAACAAAACAAGAATAGAGTTAGACGCCGCACTTTCAGGTTCACAGTTAACTGACTGGGTTCACCTTGCTGTTGCTGTTGATGTGTCAGCTGAAACCGCTTCATTTACTATTAACGGAGTAGATGGAGGAAGTACAACTCTTGCTCAAACAGGGGCAACTTCAATAGATAATACAGGAGGAGACTTTGCTATCGGTGTTCGTCCTGATACTCTTACTGCATATTTCGATGGAAAAACAGGGCTTGTTAGAGTCTGGGATACAATCAGAACAACGTCAGAGATTTCAGCCAATATGTGTAAAGTTCTTGGCTCAACAACAAACCTACAAGGTCAATGGATATTCAACGATACATATCTTGATGCCTCAGCAAATGGAAACACACTCACACCATCAGGTTCACCAGTCTTTGCAACAGACGTGCCAAGTGTTTGTACAAGCACAGACATCACAGAAACTCCAGGGTCACAAAACGTAACAGCAAGCCTACCAGGTAGCTCGATCATAACAGACCAGAGCCTGGACATAAACACCCAGGAGGGAACCTTCAGCTCACAATCACCAACCGCAACAGGTCAAGCCATAATCACCCCAGACGCGCAAAATGGGACGTTCAGCACACCTCCTGCAAACGTACTGACACCCGATGCATTCATAACACCGTCAACTCAGACCGCAAACTTTACTGTACCGACAGCAACCCCAGCGATAAGTAAGATTGTGAGCGTGGATCCACAGGAAGTAACAGCAAGCCTCCCAGTAAGTGAGGTGGTTATTGGTCAAGAAATAATCCCAGACGAGCAGAACCTTATAGCTACAATCCCAGCCTACTCAATACAGTTCCCAATCATACTGGAACCTGGGGTGCAGGTCATGACCGCAAGTATTCCAGCCTATGCAGTGGGAATAGGAATGACAATCTACGCCGAACCTCAGAACCTTATCGCAACAACACTAACGCAAAGCATCTTCCTGGACTACGCACTGACCCCAAGCCCAGTCGTAGGACTGTTCGAAATAGAGGAGGTGCTGGTGAGGTCATCAGATTATCAGATAAAGTATCCTTTCAATGGGGATGAATATAATATAAAATATACATAGTATGACACTTCAAGAATACAGAGAAGAATTAACAGAGAGACTATCATCCGCAGTAAGTGCAGGTTTTTGGACCAACACCGAAAAGGATTCAGCCATAAACAATGGAGGTGTTCAGGTTTGCAACTACCACCAATGGAACTTCCTACAGCTCGCCCTGAAGATAACAACCTCAGACGACCGTGAATACTATGACTATCCAGGAGGAGCGGTGAGATTAAAACCAAACTCAATCTACCAAATTGTCATAGCAGATGAAGTATATAATGGCAATGTACCAGGACGACTAAAAACAACATGGGGACAATTCCAGGAACACAAGCAAGCAGACTCAGACGAATTGATATACGCAAACCATAACGGGTATTACTTCCTACACCCAAAACCAGCAAACGATAAGGTCATGGACCTCTATGGAGTAAAAGGATGGCAGAAACTGGTGTCAGATACAGACGAAGCAATCACACCATACGAGCTGGATGAAGCAATTCTAAAAGTAGCACTCGCAAAACTTATCCGAAAAGCAAAGAAGTATGGAGAAGCCAGAGAAGAACTTGCAGATGTATTCAGACCAGAGACAGGAATACTGGCAATGGTAAAGGAACAAATTCAAGAAGGAGGTCCAGGAGGCTTCATAGGAAACGCTACAAGTTCACGATTCAACTAATATGGATAATACAGAAACCCTCACAATCAACTCCTTCAGGGGAGGAATAGTAGAACAGGGAAGACTCGGACCCAGAGGTGCGTTTCAGTACGGTCAAGGACTCGATATCCGAAGCGGAGAAGACTCACTAAAATGTCAGCAATCCCTAAAGAAAGACTCAGGCTCAGTCGTAACAGACCTACCCCTGGCAATATTTCCATCAAGCGATGGGGCTATTTATGCATTCGGAGACACGGGTAAGATATACAGAAAATCAGGGGGAACCTGGACCTTAAAATATACTGATGGAGATGGAAAAATAACAGGAGCGATCGAGTACGTCTCAACTGCCGAGAGCTGGATCCTGTACGCAACTCAAACAAAGCTCAAAAAAATAACCCTAACGAATGCAGGAGGAACCTGGTCAGGGAATATCACAACCGTGGGAACCTTTACCAATGGACTCTCAGGAAACCTCCACACAATGTGGGAAGCCTTGGGGGTAATATTTATACTCGATGGAGATACCGTAGCCCTGTACGATTATCAGGACGTGGCAAACTTCTCAGCCCTCCTCCTTCCAACAGGAACCCAAGCCACAACAATAAAAGACAGAGGATCCAGCACAGATAGAGTAGTCATAGGGTCAGGGTCAGTACTTGGGAAGGGTAACATCTTCCAATGGGACAGACTTGCAGACTCATGGTTCGGGAAAAAGGACTCACAAGGAAGAGTAATCAATGCAATGGAGTGGCTCGAAGGAGGACTCCTCGCTCAAGTCGGAGGAAACGGTCAAATGAAATACTGGAACCTCAATGAGTTCTACCCATTCAAAAGGATCCCAGGAACCGACACATCAAACCCAGGCTCATCATGTATCCATAATTCAATCGTCCACATCGGAATGAATGGGGGTACAAAAAATGGAGTGTATACCGTCGGGAGATTCGATAAGAACGATTCAATCTCACTCAACCTGGAATACATTCCAAGCCATGGAAAGCTCACAGGCACAGAAATAGGGGCAGTGAACTCCGATGGGGAAACTTTGTACGTGGGATGGAAGGACGGTTCAACCTATGGAATAGATATCATAGACACCGAAAACAAAGCCCCAGCAGTCTACGAATCAATGCTACTGAACATGAGCAAAGGACAAATGGATAAACTGGTGGAAGTGATAAAGATAGAAACAATCTCACTCCCAGCAGGATGTTCTTATGCAGTAAAATGGAGAAGTTCAGTACTCACAGGAAATGAAGTAGACACCTGGAACGTCCTGGACCTTCGAAACGGTTCAGACTTTGATCAAGACGTGGATGGTTCAACAGGTGGAGCATTTAAGTGTGGAGGTCAAGGGGAAACATTCGAGGTACGAATAGACCTCACTCCAAACGGAAACCTCACACCAGAGATACGATCAATCAACTTATACTTTGATTTTCTAAACGGAATATAATAATGAAAATATACTACCCAGAAACTATAGACGACATCGAACTGCCACAAGCGGTAGTTTGGGACGACATAGTAGGGTCACCGACAAGCCTTGACGACCTCTCACCCACAGACGGGGGGAGACTCACTACGGTAGAGTCGGAGGTAGTATCAGGATTCGAAGACATCTCAATTCAAGGGTGGTCATACAACGCGACATTCTCAGCAACAAACCACAACACGGTAGCCTGGACTGCAGGGTCTATCAAGTTTAAGAACGGTGAAACGTATTCAATCAGCTCAGGAAACACGGGAGTGATGTCGAGCGTGACATACATCTACATAGATGTAAGTGTCTCAGAGACAGTCCTACAAAAAACAACCTCAAGCGCCAACGCAGTGGGTCCAAACAAGATGCTGATAGCGGTAGCAGAGAACGTAACCTCAGGAAAAAGCGCAGTCTTCCAAGCCTTCGGAGGGAAGGGTGGAGTGGGGGTACTTTTGACAGCGGACAATATAGCAACGAACTCACTGACCGCAAACGAAATACAAACCAATACAATCACAACCCTGGACCTCACTGCCGGGTCAATTGTAGGTTTGACTATTACAGGGGGGACAATAAAAACATCAACAGGCTCAACGAGAGTAGAACTCAACGGGGCAAACAATGACATGCGAATATATAAATCAAGTATTCTTCGCGCTCAAGGATACGAGAACGGGTGGCACTTCAACAATGCAAGTGGAACCTCAATAGGTGATATTTATGCAGACGGAACCTCAATGCTCTTTAAAGCTTCCTCAAGTAGCGGAAGTATGTTTGTTAGTGGTGGAGCTTTAGGGGTAGCCTCTCTTGGTATAGACAGTACTAATTATTTCTATGCAAACGGTGCTACAGATGAGAACATAACAGCAAAGGATATCATGCCAATAGGCTCAAGCGTGAGGCTTGGAGACCTTGGGTCAGAGTTTCATAGTGTGTGGGCGGATACATTTGTAACATCCGAAATACTAACCCTTGGGGGAAACATAGATATAAATGGAACCCTGGAATTTGGATCAGGAGCAGACGCTCTCATAACAAACGGAGTCATGGAAGTAACCGCCGGGTTTGTTAACCCAGCTCAAATGACAGGATCCGTGGCAGATGCCAGGTCAGACTATAGGGACGGGTCGATGTACTATAGAACAAGTGACGATGTTATCAGAGTAAGATTAAATGGAGCATGGAAAACAATCACAACATCATAAGAAAGGCGAAACATAAAAAACCAAAAAAGAGAATTAAGAGAGATGAAAAAAGTCTTGAAAAACACAGGGAAAAAATAATGGAAAAACTTAAATCCACAAAAAGGTCGCGTAAAAAACAAAAATAAGTGTTAGAATTAAGATATGAATAAAAACCAAGTAAAAACTATACGAGCAAAGAAAAAGGAATACAAAAAAGAGTTCGAGAAATTCAAAGAAGAAGCAATGAAAAATGAAGACCTCATGAAACAACACGAGAAGAAAATGAAATTCTTCCTTGAACAAATGGCAAAATCACAAATACAATTCAAAACGCTTGATCAGCTTGAAAAAGATATAAAATAAAAACATTATGAATTACAAAGAAACACAAAACGAAACAGCTACATACGGAGACAAAAGCAAGTCAACACATGACCTCCAAAAGCAACTCAACAAACTCGGGGCAGGAATCCAGGAGGATTCGATGTACGGTCCAAAGACACAAGAAGCCTTCGAGAAATACCAAGACAAACTCGTTGCTCCAAAGGACGATTATACTTCAGCCATAAAGGATGAATTCGGAACCTACGACACCCCAAAGGAAGCAGACTTGTATGGAATGGATAAGACTAAAGCCGACCTCGACACCTACAAAACAAACCGAGAGAGCGCCTACAATGACCTGAAAGACCTCCGAGCAAGCTCATACGATGATGAGTATACTAAGCGCGACCTTGGAACCAAGAAGACCGAAATAGACTCAATCGATTCTCAGATAAATGAAGAGAAGAAGCTCCGAGATGATGAGCTATACAAGATACGATCGAACCGAGGACTGTCAGCTTCTCAAATGACAGGAGACATCAAGAAGGTAGCTGACTACCAAAACAATGTAATCAATAACCTTATAGAGCAGAGAAACGGATTGTCAAACGCATACAACGGAAGCCTCGGAGAAATAGATAAGATGGTAGAAAACAGCTTGAAAGATAAATCCCTGGACTACCAATATTGGGATGACCTATACAACGAAGCTGACAAGTCAATCAATGAGTACTCAACACAATACAGAGAACAGCTCGCAGATACCCAGGATCAATCAAACTTTGAAAAGCAACTGGCACAAGCACTCAGCATAGCTACAATGAACAGCTCAGATGGGGGAAGCGCAAGCAACCCAAAGCTCCAACTTATAACTGACGCACTCGGAAACGCAACAGCAACCTTCAATCCATACACGGGAGCAATAACAAAACTTGATCCAGGAGAGGAAGGAGAAAAACCATTTGACCCATTCGCAGAGGTAGATGTACAAGAAGAAGAAGAAAGTGGAAAGCCTGGATTCTTTAAACGAATACTAAATGCAATCAAAGGAAAATAACCATGGCACTATTCAAGAACATTGGAAAAAAGGCTGAAAAGACCGCAAGTAAAATCGCGGACCTTTTCACGTACACCCCAGAGGAAGAAGCTGAAGGGAAAAAGAAAACCAAGCTTGAAAATACCACCACAAAGATATCGGACTACTTCAAACCATCTGCAGAAAAAACAAGGGTAAGAGATGTCATCCGAGAAGTACCAAAAGCAACCTACGATGTAGGAAAGGAAATCGCACAAGGAACCGCACGGTCCCTGGACTTCGCTGGACGAAAGGTACTCAACACAGTCTACAAACCCCTGGAAAAAATAACGGGAGTAGACTTCACAAGCAACCTCAAAGACCTGAGCAAAAAAGAAGACACGACACTCGATCGTGTATTGTTTGGTAGCAACACAAAGAGAGAAGACTCACTCGACAAGCTCGCAGAGGAAGAAGTAGGAATCAACGCAGAGAAGCACCCCCTACTGGCAACAATAATCGGAGGAACCCTCGTGGGAGCTGACATGATTCCAGGAGGTCAAGGGAAAGCTAAAGGGGTAATCAAGGGGCTAAAAATCACCGCAGACGAGATTAGCGTGCTGGCAAAGACAAAAGGACCAAAGAACATCCTGAAGATACTTGTGAACGGTGGAGTAGATGCAAAGACTGCAGAGAACCTTGTGGGAGATATCACTAAGGCTACAAAGACTGCTGACGTGAAGAAGATTATAGAGGGGGGGGTGAAGCCAGAGGTTTCACGTGAAACACCCGTGAAGGCGGTGGCTGAATCAGTGAAGCTTGAGGGATTGGATCCAAAAGAATATACAAACTTCGAAGATTTTAGAAAAGCAACATATAAAAACTTCAATGACTCCGTAGAGATGGGAGAAAAGAGGGGGTGGTCTAAGAGACTTGATGAAGGGTATAAAAGTATGGACAATGAAAAAATCTATACAGATGCATATGAAATGCCATTCAAAGACTACATTAAAAAATATGAAGCATATGATATCAATGGAGGAGGAGGCTCAACAGGTACAAAAGATGCTCATGCAGTAATATCAAAAGAATATCTTGAACCAACCGAAGCTGATTCCTGGAGTACATTCAGGGATGACTTCACAGAACCTTTTGACAAGAAGGTAACAAACCAGGAGCTTAAGAAATATGACAAAGACTTTATTCCAGTTTCGGTGGAGGAGAGAAATGGAGTGTACTATGTTACAGATGGTCATCATAGAGTGGCAAACAATCTGCGAGATGGAGCAGGAGAAATACCTGTATACCTAAGCTCAAGAGACCTGCAGAAAATATGGGAAAAGGCGAACGGTCAAAAGATTAGTTTGGATGAATCAAAAAATGTATATGAAGAATTATTCCCTAAAGCTCCATCATTGAAAAGTATTCAAGAGACGTGGGAGAAATCAAACAATGTCGGAGATGTCACAAAAAAAGGAGAACGAAGATTCACATCCCGAGTCCGAACCATGGCAGAGGAACTCACACCTCTCCTGGATGGTCAAAAGGACGTACGATCAACAGAGAAACTTATAGAGCAAGCTGATGAACTTATAGCCAAAGACTTAACCGAAGCCCTCGCAATCGCACGTCAAGGGGACTCAGACCTATCCGTTGCAATCGCCAGCCGATACATTGACGAGAGCGTAAAGAAAGCAAAGGCAATGCCAACAGGAGGAGAAAAGCTCAAACTGTGGGATGAGATAGCAAGGGTGGCGAACGAGACAGCCGAAGCACTTACCGAACACGGTCGTGCTATTCAGTCAGCCTCAATCCTTGGAAAAATGACACCTGAGGGAATGGTGCGATACGTAGCAACTAAAATCAAAACTCACAACAGAAACGTAGAGCAAGCCCTGGAACCTGGAGCAAGAAGCTTCCTTGATAATTTCAAAAGAGGAAAAGTAAATGATAAGGTGCCAGAATTAAACGCAGAAGATGCAAAAGAAATAGCGGAAGCAATGCAAGAAGCACTCGATCAAAAAACACCATTGGAAGTAGCAAAAGCTATTCGAAAAGTACTTGACGAAAAAGTAAACCCTAAGGTGCCAGAATCACTATACTCAAAACTTGTAACGCTTTGGAAGGCTGGACTTTTGACAGGTCTCAAAACAACGGGACTCAACGTAGCCTCAAACACCGCTCATACTGGAACAGAGATACTGAAAGATGTGCCAGGTGTATTGGTGGATAAAGTAATCTCTCTTTTTACTGGAAAGAGAAGTCTTGGATTTACAACAAAAAACCAAGGGAAAGGAATGAAAGAGGGGGTAACAAAAGGATGGGACTACTTCAAAACAGGATTCGATGAAAGAGACATTGGGGCAAAACTTGACTATAAGAATATAAGCTTCGGAGAAAGTAAATTCGCAAAAGCACTACAAACTTATGAAGAAACAATCTTCCGATCACTCGGAGCGCAGGACCAACCTATGTACTACGGAGCGAAAGCTCGAAGTATGTACAGTCAAGCAATCGCACAAGCAAAAAATGCAGGACTAAAAGGACAAGAAGCTAAAACATTTATAGAGAACCTGGTGGCAAACCCAACAGACGAAATGCTCAAGTACGCACTCCTTGATGCAGAGACTGCAGTGTTCCAAAACAAAACAGCTCTTGGAGATGCTGCAAAAGTATTCCAACAGAAAATCCCAGGAGGAGAAGTAGTACTTCCTTTTGGAAAAACACCATCTGCTGTTGCAACTCAACTGGTAAACTACTCACCAATAGGAATAGTGAAAACGATTGTTCAAAACATCGGAAAAGGGAAATTTGACCAGAGACTATTCAGTCAAGGAATGGGGCGAGCAATAACAGGAACAGGTGCGATGTACATTGGAATGAAACTCGGTCTAAATGATATGGTAACAACATCCTACCCCCAGAGTGAAAAAGAAAGAGAACTGTGGGAGCTTGAAGGTAGACAATCAAACTCAATCAAGATCAATGGAAAATGGAGAAGCCCTGCGGTGCTTGGACCGATTGGATATGCGCTTGTAATGGGTGCATACGTTCAAGAAGGAATAGAAGAGACAGGATCGTTCGTTGGAGGACTTGCATCATCCATCCCAGGCACGCTTCAAATTCTTACAGACCAAACATTCTTGAGTGGAATAAACCAAGCCATGGAAGCAGTCATGGATCCAAAGAGGTCATGGAATGGATACGCTTCATCGATGGCAGGTTCAATCGTGCCGACCCTTATCTCAGATATAGCTCGGTCAATAGACTCAAACGAACGACGCACAGCAACGCCAATGCAAAGAATCAAATCACGAATACCAGGACTAAGGCAAACCCTGGAACCAAAAGTAAACGCATTCGGGGAAGAAGTAGAAACTCCTGCATTCTTCACAACGCTACTAAATCCAACACGACCAACAGAACCAACCACAGACCTGAATGACCCCGTACTCAAAGAGATGCAGAAACTCCGAGACGAAGGATACCTGGTAGCCCCAGCACAGCTTGGACCAAGTAAAGGATACAAATCACTCAGTCCAGAAGAGAATACAAAGCTGTGGAGGATCGCAGGTATGGCTGGAAAGAATCAAGTAGATCAACTCATGAAAATGAAAGGATGGAATGATATGGATGGAGAACAAAAAGAGAGAACGATAAGTAACTCAATCCAAGATATCACAACCGAAGCGAGAGCAAGAATAGTGGTAGAGGCAGTCTCAGACCTGGAAGGAAACGAGAAAAAGAAAAGACTGAAGGAAATGGTCGAAGATGGATTACTAACAAAGAGTGTGTACAAAATATATGTAGACCTCGAAAATAAGTTATAATGGAAACAATGGATAAAATCTCACATACAGCAAACTACATAACAGAAGCTTGTACGCATATAGCGGTCAAGTGTGTAGGGGTACTTATTGGAATACTTATACAATTTAGCTTCGGAGATATTTCGCCAGCACTCCTGTCCGCTTTATTCATGCTGATACTGTTTGATTTTATCACAGGGATATGGTCTGCACATGTATTAGGTGAGAATGTAGAGTCCTCAAAAGTATTCAGAACCGCCTGGAAATTCGTTTTGTATTTTCTCGTGGTGTCAGCTGGATACTTTGCAGAGCTTGTAATCGGTGTAGACCTCTTCATCTCAAAAACAATAATGATATTCTTAGCCCTCACGGAGCTGATATCAATACTTGAGAACGCAGTAAAGGGAGGGTACCCTATGCCGACAATCCTCTACAATAAATTAAAAGAATTAGTCCAAAAAAAATAATGAACAAACCAAAACTTGGAGCAATAATAGACGATGTAGATATCAGAGACTGGGCAATGACAGACCCGACCTTCGCTGATATTTTTACAGGTGACGTGCCAAAATCTTATAAGGTAATAGAACTCTACGAGCAACCAGTAATGGACCAAAAGAGAAATGGTACATGTGTTGGTCAAGCGGAAGGAGAAGCACTTCAGGTCATGCAAACACGAAAAGGAAAAACAGAACATATCTCAAGACGTGATTTGTATACTCAATGCAAAGTCATAGACGGTAGACCATGGCAAGGAACAGCTTCACGATATGCATCTTCAATCATGGTGAATACAGGAGTGGCGAAAGGAAGTCTCGTGCCAGATAATAACGACCTTTCATACCTTGAGTATCTTGCTTATGTAGAAACGCCCGAGATAATAGCTGATAGACCAAAACAAAAGGTACTTGCCTACCTTAGCGTTCCTGCAACAAAGGATAATATAAAGAGAGCAATCGCAAAATATGGAACAGTATGCTTCACAGTCGGTGTGGATTGGAGTAAAGGATGGATGTATGGAACAGAAGGCCAGGTTTCAAAGTCAGACAATTATTCAGGATTCCACAGGCTTATATTCTCAGGATATGATGGCGATACCTTTCTTTTTAAGAACTCATGGAATGAATCATGGGGAGATAAAGGTTTCGGTTCGTTTAACTTTGATGATATGGATGGAGGTATCTATAGTGTGAGAGTATATGTAGAAGTTCAAGAAGAAATAATAAAAGAAAAAGAAAAAGAAAAAGAACAATACATATTCACAGGATTCCTGAAAAGAGGGTCAAAAGGATATGAAGTAACTCAACTACAAAAAAGACTTGATATCACTGCAGACGGTGACTTTGGACCAATCACCCAATCCGCAGTAAAAGCATTCCAGCAATTCAATGGACTCGTAGCTGACGGGATCGTGGGAAAAAACACACGAGCCGTACTTAATAGCGACACAGAATCAAATCCAACGTATGATGACTGGGCAAAAGCTATCCAGAAATTTGAAGGATGGTTCGAAGGTTCACTCTCATACCAGAACAATAACCCTGGTAACATTAGATACATAGGTCAGTCAGATGCAGAACTCGGTAAGGCAGGATTCTGTAAATATCCAACCTATGAGATAGGATACAAAGCTCTCATAAGACAGCTGGAAATATCAACAGAAGACTCAGAGGGGAACTACCAAAAAGAAATGACACTCCTGGAATTCTTCCAAGTATATGCACCATCAAGCGATGGGAACCATCCAGAAAACTATGCAACTTTCGTAGCACAGAAACTAAAAATAGGAACAGACTTTGTTATAGGAAACTTCAAATAGAAGTATGGGGAAAACCGCAGTCAATGATACTGCGGTTTTTCTGCACTGTGGAGCCAGAAACCGAGCTGTGTGGAGTTTTTAAGGTATAATGAACCCAAGGGCAAGTCGACCCTGAAATAATCAACACACACAAAATATGGAAATATTGGCAATAATATTCCTCGCAACATTCATCGAAGGTATGATCACATACTTGTTCGGAGAAGGAGAGGGACGGTCATACATTCGTTACATAGCACTCGCACTTGGAGTGGTGGTAGCGGTGGCATACCAAATAGACATTCCTGCAATGGTGGGGCTTCCAAGCTCAGTCGCAGGGTTCGTGATATCAGGATTAGTAATCGGGCGTGGATCAAACTACGTGAACGATGTACTAAAAATGATACAACGAGTATAACGCCACAGGGAGCGCATCCCTGAAACTATGAAAAATATCACAATCGTGTGGTCAGTAACATTTGCGATACTCGCAGGTATAATATTACTCATACCAACACAAGAAGAAGAAATCAAAATAGAGGAACCAGGAATCACCCTCACCCACCAACAGGAGGTATGGATGGGGGCATTGGAATGGTGTGAGAGCCGAGGAGAAAAAGAAGCCATCAACGAGGAAGACCTCGATGGGACTCCAAGCTACTACAGCTTCCAATTTAAACCTGGAACATTCAGAGGGTACGGTGAGAAGTACGGAGTCTTAGAAAAAGGAAAAACAGAAGAGGAGATAATGGAACTACTCAAACGATACGACCTTCAAAAAGAAATCGTACGACACATGGTCCTGGACGAGAGCGTGCGATGGGATCAACAATTCCCATGGTGTGTAAAAAAACTCGGACCAGCACCAAAAAGCGTGCTACAATAAAAAGGTTCAAGGTCCAAAGTAAGGGGTATTCCTCCCCATTCGTGTGTACCTTGGACTGCCTTGGATCAGAGAAACCTACAGCGATGTGGGTTTTTCAATTTGTAACTTTCGGACAAATTCAATTTGACCGTTTCGGTACATTCGAATGTGCCGTTTCGGACAAATCGATTTGCCCCTTTCGGTCAAATTCTCTTATATACATAGATTACAACAGAGACTACACAGAGAGTTACAAGAAAAAAACCAGGAGGGGATGAAGTTATCCCCTGGAACTGGTTAGGAGAAAAAGGCAACGTGCGGTATTGTTAAAAACAATGGAGCCAAGGCAAGCCCCAGATTATTATTAAACGCAGGAATTAAAACATGGAGGATATAAAAAAAGGAGCATTCATGCTGACACTCATAGCGCTATACATAGGGACAGCCCTACTCGTAGCCTGGCTATCGATATCCCTACTCATCGATGGGCTGAGCTATGCAGAAGCAAAAAGAGCAACAGTCGAGTGTAAAAACTGGCAGGATCAAGCAGAAGTAATAAAAGGCTTCTACCTGACAACCGCAGAAAGAAGCCAATGCGAGTATTATAATATTAACGTAAACACACAAAATGAATCTTAATCAAGCAACACTTATCGGGCGCCTTACACGGGACCCAGAAATCAAAGCATTACCAAACGGAACCAAGGTAACAAACTTCTCGATCGCGACAATCTACTCATACAAAAAAGAAGATGGCACAAAAGTAGAGAACCCCGAGTTCTCAAACTGCGTAGCCTTCGGAAAGGTGGCAGAGATTATCGGACAGTACCTGAAGAAAGGACAGCTGGCGATGATCCAGGGAAGACTGCAAACCCAAAGCTGGGATGATAAAGACTCGGGAAAAAAGATGTACCGAACAGAAATCATTGTCGAAAAGATGCAGATGGGACCAAAAGCAGGAGCCGGAAGCGCAGAACAACCAAAAGAAGAAAAGAAGGTCGAGCCTGAGATAGAATATCCAGCAGAGGATATCAACCCAGATGATGTACCATTCTAATTATGGAGAAATTATTTAAAGGGTGGAATGGAGAAAGATGGACTCGTGAATATACACTAAAAGAGATGCTGGTCCAGCAGTTGGATAATAATGGGCAACAGGAAGTGTGGGTACAGAGCATCGGACTCAGAGACAAAAAAGGAGCAAGAATATATGAAGGGGACATAGTTACAAATAAGTATTTAGCAGAGGAAGAAGTGAAGCTTGAAGGGGGGGGATACTACCCATTCGCTATACCAGGATGGGAAATAGTAAGCTATCCGAAAGACGTCTTAATTATTGGAAATATTCATCAAAGAAAAAGCTTATGGAAGAGATAATGATACTGATGTCTCAAAACAAACTTACCTACATTGAAGCAAACAGAAAGTACTCGATAGGAATACAGACATACATCAAACTCAAAAAGTTATTACAAGATTATTCCTTCGGGACGTTACTTCAAACATGAAAACAAACAAAGAGTCAATGAGAGAGAGGTTTGAAAAACAGTTTGGTTACGAAGAGATGGACGGGTGGGTGGCAAACGATATTACTCCTTTTATAGAAAAAGAAATAGCCCTCGCCCTTAAAGACAAGAAAACAGTATGAAAAACGAACACACAGGACAAGGTCAAATAATTGAAGGAGGATCAATCACTCAAAACAAAGATGGTAACTGGGTACCTGCTCAACCAGAAAAATATAGAAGTTTTTTAAGAAATCTTCTATGCTGGATTGGATTCCATACATGGACTTGGAATTTAGAAAGAAAAAATGGTGCTATATATTTCGACCCAGAACAAAAGATACCAGATTATGCAAAGTGTAAATGGTGCGACAAGAAATTTACTAACTAACCCCACAGAGAAACTATGA